GCATTATCTGGAAATACTGTGGTTTGTCATTGCCTTCATCGTAGTGCTGACCTTGCCTGCGGCGTTTGTGACATTGGTGTTGTCTTTTCTCATAGGTTGATATGAAACTATGTCCAGATTGTGCGCCCGGGTTCACTTGCTGTGACCACTGTGCTCACTTTGACTTCAACGGTGACACCGAAGGTTGCTACACCGGCGATGGTTGGTGTCGCCTGCATAAAGAAAAGAGAGATCCTGGCAGCGATTGCGAGGAGTATTTTTGTTTTCAACTGAACCAAGAAGGTGTGGAGCCGAAGCATGAATGAATATACAATCCTTCGTCCCATTGTGTTAGGTTTTCTGACACACAATGATTCGTATGACATGATCATTGGCCCAGAGAATGGTCATCTAAAGTTTGACGGACACGACATTATTTTTATAGATAGTAAAGGGATTGAACATGTATCCCATACATCCAACAATGCCATCGATCTTTGGTTAGAACGTGGTAGTTTGGAGTTGAAGCATGAGTGAAGAATTTCTGTTTACAATCAATATTCCCCGTCCGTATCCTGAGACTGGCGAGAATGAGAAAATCATCACCTATATCGAGCCGCTGCGTGAATCTGGTGAGGTATTAGTGTCGTCCGCATACTCGTTTAATCTGGATCAGTTTAAGGCAGGGAAAGAGTGTTCTTGTAGTCCAGGATTCAGGTACATGTTCTGGTTCAAAGACAAGAATAAAGCAGACGAGTTTGGAAAATTATTTGGAGCCAAAGCATGAATAACCGATTGAAACGACTTGCTGAACGATCTTTTTGGGATAAGCAGGCACAACAGGATATGGAAGATTTTATTGATTTAGAAAAGTTCGCCGAACTTATCATCCGGGAATGTGCCGAGATTGCCATGCGTGAAGACCATGATCCTGCTGAATGTATCAAGCGACATTTCGGAGTTGCTGAATGATTAGCGAAGAATTGCGAAAATACATTGACATGGTTATCAAGGAAGAACAGGATGACGTTCTTCACGAAATGGCAAATCTCGGAAGTCATAATCATGGAATTCAGGATGTTGTAATTTGGGTCGGCAAGGCAAATAAACAACACGGACTTAGGATCAAAGTATCTAATCTAAAAAATAAATGGAGCAACGATGACAACTTTGTTATTCAATTGCCTAGCTTAGATTATGATCCAAATCAAGTTGCTCGTTGGATTACTCCTGACATTATGAAAAAGATTCAGCAATGGATTGTATTAAATCAACAAGTCTTATATGATTTTGAAACAGATAAAATTATGTACACTGACCAATTTATTAGTCAAATTTCAAAAGTATAAAAATGAACAAGGCACTCAGAGAACTTGTGTACAAGGCGAAGTTAGATAACGCCTTACTCTGGACTTCGGATCAGGGGATGGTATTGGATCACGAACATCAGGCATTTGCTGAACTTATCATCCGGGAATGTGCCGATGTTGCGTATGGCACTTATTGGCAAGATCCTGTAGGTGTCAGGGGCATACACCTCAAAGACGCAATCTTAGAAAATTTTGGAGTTAAATAATGGGAACACTTTTTTTACTGATGTGGCCGGTGTCGTTTGCTTGTATCTATTACAGCATACGAAAAAGGCAAGGATATATTACTATGCCGGAGTTGTTAATTAGCCTCGTGGTTTCCATGGTGCCGATGTTCAACCTGGTGATTGCGTTTTACTCTATAATGGACCTGAAGAAAAAATGAACGAACAAACCCGAGAAATCCTGATCATCCTCCAAGAGGAATGAATTTACATTTATCCCCGTGATATCGCCCAAATGTAGGTTTTCCAACGGATGCGCGGCAATGAATACACGAAATACTTATTTTGTTTGGACTTAATGTACCGTTCTCTTGTCTGGTTTTTAACCCTTGTTGTATGCTGTCAGGAGTGGATGAATTCCAGGTTCCGTTAAGTTTTTTGGTTGCCAGTTGTTTAGCGATAACTTCTGGGGTAGTAATATTTAATGTGCCGTTTGTAATCTTAGTTGCGAGACACTTTGCTATACTTTCCGGAGTTTGAAGGTGGTGATTAAGCGACCTCTTGGTAGTTATTCCTTGTTGTATGCTGTCAGGAGTAGTTGGATTAAGAGTTCCGTTAAGTTTTTTGGTTGCCAGTTGTTTTGCGATAACATCAGGATTGTTTGCCCCGGTGTTCCGTTTGCTTTTTGTGTCCATAATATTACGGACTATATCTGGTGGCATTGCGCCGCCGGTACCATCTTCTATTTTTAAGTTAGCCCATTCTTCACTCTCAACTACATGCCAAAGATTACTGTAATGGATGCCCCACTCCGACAATTCCTTTTTAGATTGACATTCTCTGATAATCACAGTGGAAATGGTTTTCCCGTGCTTATTCAAATGAGGTCTCCAATATTTTCCGGAACCAAGATATTTATATGGGTCTTTGCGTTTTGTCTGACATAGGTACTTCAACCCAGTGATTTTATGGGTCTTGACCATGAGGTAATAAATAGTCATGCTGGTGCTCCTTTAAACGATTTAGCATTAGAGAGGGCGGACTTGCAGGTCGTGGCTCTCACTTCTATTTAGTCCAAATCATTAGACAAGTATTCATTTATGTGTTATAATACATCAAAGGAATATATATGGATACCCAACTACGAGAGATATTAATAATATTGGCTGAGGAATGCGCGGAGGTCATTCAAGACGTTGCTAAGTGCTTCCGATTCGGCCCTGATCAGGTTCATCTGAACTCTACCGACGGTCGCACACAAATTCAGAACCTTGAAAAGGAACTGGGCGATGTGATGGCGATGATTGAACTGCTTAAAGACGAGAACATCGGAGTGACAACCGAAGGAATTGAACGGGCAATGCGCGAAAAGTTCATCAAACTAAAACAATGGTCATCAATAAACATCACTAAATAACATATGGAATACATACTTACATTTCTGGCAGGATGGTTCATCGGCAGGTTCGTGCTGAAATTCACTCTGGTCAAGAACGCAATAAAGGCCATGAACCAAAACGAGTTGGATCAGTTTATGCGAAAACGAGAACCCGACGTGATGCCGGCACTTCACACTGAATCGGTAGACGGAATGGTTCGGTTGTATGATACATCAACCAGTATGTATTTGTGTTGCGGGAAAACGATTGAAGAACTTGCCGCTAATCTGAACACAACTTGTCACATCAACGCAGCGAACATCACTCACAACGATCAGAAAATTCTTGTGGTAGATGGTAAGGTAGCATGAAAATCTCCATTGGTAAGTTTCCTAAAAATGGTCGTAGGAAGATCAACATCCAGATTGATCCGTATGACACATGGAATCTTGACCATACTATGGCGATGATCATCTATCCGGCACTGCTCCAACTCAAAGCAACAAAACACGGCATACCAAGTGATTTTGCCCATGTTGGCGGCGAAAATTGGCATCAGCAACAATCATTTGACTTCTATTCTGAAACGGTGAATGAGTGCTTTGACATAGGTGTGGAGAAATGGAACAAAGCGCTGGACAAGATGATCTGGTCCTTTCAACAACTCACTCTGGATAACTACGACGACCAATATCATCACGGTGAAATGAAAATAAGCTGGACCAAGGCAGATCCTCTTGGCATGACGGAAATGATTGACGAAAACCCAAATGAACATTGGTATGATCACGTAGGGCATATGCTCCATGAAGAACGAATCCAAGAAGGTCTTGATTTGTTCGGTAAGTATTATCGTAACCTCTGGGACTAATATGATAACATCTGATGACTACAAACGATTCTGTAAAGAGTATGTATTTGACAAACTACGAGACATTAGTTTTGGTGATGCGTTTTGCAAGAGGTTTGGAATACAAGATATGGTATTGAGTTTGCCACTGAGCGACGCACGACTCCGTCAGCATGTACAGGATGCAGGATACGTATGATCCTTTCTGATGCCTACAAGACTGACATTGATATCCAGTTTGGTAAACTATCCGAAATGGTTGGTTGGTGCCAGACGAATTGCAACGGAGACTGGGGTTACAGAGTTCTGGAATACGCCGGGCAGAAAGCAGGCTCATATCAGTTTAACTTTGAGTATCAAAAAGACTTCGTAAATTTTATTCTTTGGAAAAAATGAAATATCTAACGTTTTACCGCGAAGATAACGTCTTTGACATTCTTAGTGATCCGGTTGTCAAAAAGATCATTGATATGAAAGTATCCTGGACCAAGCACCTATTGATCGGCATGGAAGATGAACACGAAAAAATGTTCAGTTACATCACTCTGAAATACGGAGATGATATGCGTAAATCTCTGTGCGGTGATTACGCCCCGATTCCTGGTGTGGATTATCTGCCCAAACGATAAATATATAATGTCATTTCGTCCTTTATTCTTGATCATCCTGTTCCTATTTCTGGTGCATAGTTGTGTGGATTCCAAAGCGGAGAATCTTCCCAACATCACTGCCCACTCTTGGTTGGTTGCTGATAATAACGGGCATGTCATCGAAGGCTTCAACACCGAGAACGTCAGATCAATTGCCAGCATTACCAAACTGATAACTGTGATGACAGTGTTAGATGCAGGCCAGGCCCTGAATGAAGTTATCAAGACGAAACTGTATAAGAATGTGACAAGACAAACTCTTATTGATCTGGCTATGGTCAAGTCTGACAATACAGCATCAATGATTCTCTGTCAGCAATACCCCGGCGGATATGACGAGTGTATCCATATGATGAACAGGAAGACACAAGAACTTGACATGCTGGATACCAGAGTATATGACGCGACGGGACTGAACTACGAAAATGTCAGCACCGCTAATGATCTGCTGAAACTGGTTCAAGCAGCAAGTAAGTATCCGGTGATAGTTGAGGCGTCATCTAAGGACCGAGTGACTCTGGTCAAAAAGAATAGGCGCATGGAAATGCGCAACACAAATTATCTGGTAGGTCACGGATACGACTTCATCGTGTCCAAGACAGGGTTCATCAGCAAAAGCGGCGGGTGCATTGTGTTTATGCTGAACACTATGGCCGGCGTCAGAACCGTGGTTCTTCTTGGCTCCAAGAACACCAGAACAAGAATACCCGAAGCCACTTTTATCTCCACGAAATATCAATGAAAATAGCAGAACTTAACATACCCCACCTATTCCTGGACATGGATGGTGTCCAAGCAGATTTCTTTGGAGCATGGGCCGATCTAAACGGAGTTCCGCACTACAAAGATATCAACGACCCCGAAGCGGCAATCGTTGAACTGGGCCAGTCGGGGCATAAGAAAGTGTATGACTTCTTCCGTAATCTTGAACCATTGCATGGCGGACAGCAGATCATACAATGGCTCCATCGTAACAAGATTCCATTTACGGTGCTGTCGGCACCGCTTCGGATCGAGGGCCCTGCCAGTGTCCAGGGCAAGAAGGATTGGCTTGATGAACATAATCCGGGCGCCAGTGCCCATGCCATCTTCACTTCTAAGAAGTTCAAGTATGCCATGAATGGTTCCTCACCGAATGTTCTTGTTGACGATTTCGGTAAGTATCTTGATGCATGGAGTGAGGCAGGTGGCATTGCAGTGAAGCACGAAGATGCCCAAACCAATCAGACAATCCAGGCGCTTACTGACATTTATGGCCAGTACAGAGACATTCACTAAATATCATATGAGCAAAATAGTTGATAACAGACGATATGAAGTGATAACACAAAAGGACGAGGCAACTGATGATATTCTGTTGCCTATTCCACCACATTTGCTGGAGCAACTTGGGTGGAAAGAAGGTGATGACATTGAGTTCGCTTTGGATTCTCAAGGTCGTTACATACTACAAAGAGTTGAGAAATGAGTATGGATTATGATTGGATAACAGTTGCCGGCAGTTCCGGCCTCGGCACCGTAACAATAGATGCCAGTACCATGGCAAGTATAACTCTTGGGTCAGCTGGACAAGTTCTGACCACGGGTGTCAATGGAGCATCTTATACTTGGGCGGATACTATATCAGCGTCTAATGATCTGTTCCCTAACACACTTGATTGCAAAGGCGATGCCAGCTTCTCAGGTGACATTAAGATCAAGGGCGTGTCGCTCTCGGAGACTCTGGAGAGATTGGAAGAACGATTGGCCATTTTGCGCCCTAATGCAGCATTAGAGGACAGATGGGATCAATTAAAGGAACTCGGTAAGCAGTATCGGGAATTGGAAAAAGAGATTCTTGAAAAAGAACAGGTTTGGAAAATACTTAAAAAGTAGGAGAAAAGTAAGAAATGGCAAAAGAGGAAGGTATCAAAATGGAAGGCAAGGTAGTCGATGTGCTATCAAACGCCATGTTCCGTGTCTCATTAGAATCCGGTGCGAAAGTAGTCGGACATGTATCTGGCAAAATGCGCCAGAACGACATAAAAATATTGTTAGGTGACTCAGTTGAGATTGAGTTTTCACCGTACGATCTGACCAAAGGTCGTATTACTCGTCGGCGATAAAACAGCCTGAGAATATTCGTGCTAAATACAGCATGAATATTACAATCACAGAATCAGCCTCAGCAAAAATAGCGGAAATCCTCGCCGAAGAAAACAACCCGGCGATACAACTCCGGATGTTCGTCCAAGGCGGCGGATGCTCGGGGTTTTCCTACGGGTTTGCTCTTGACGACGAGAAAAACGAGGATGACTGGGAAATCCAGGTGGGCGCCTCAAGTGTCCGGGTGGATGCCATGAGCGCACAATACCTCGAAGGTGCCACAGTTGACTACGTTGAAGACCTAATGGGCGCCAGTTTCAAGATAAACAATCCGGGGGCGACCTCTACGTGCGGGTGCGGTAGTTCTTTTAGTATGTAGGACTAAATACTCTATAAGGATAAACGTATGGCAATATCAGGTCAGCAGACAATAAATATCGGAATACAGAACGAAGCCGCAAATAGCGATTCGCTTTACACTGCCTTCACCAAGACCAAGGATAACTTTGCCACACTGTTTGCGTGTGCAAGCCCGTATACAACATTTACTGGAAACGGTGTAAGTGTTTCGGCAACTCCGCTAAGCGGAACGCTTGATTTCACCAATACCGGGGTTACTTCTCTGACTGAGGGAACCGGTATTACTCTGTCAGGGTCAACCGGGGATATCACGATATCAGCGACTGGAAATGGTGCTGTCGGCGTAACAAGTGTGGGTCTGACACCAATGTCAGCATCTCGCATATGGGTAGGTGGCGATAACCCCGTAGTTGGAGCCGGAACGATAAATATTGATCTTGCTGTAAGTGGTGTATCTCAGGGCACCTATACGTATCCAACTGTCACAGTTGATACATACGGTCGCATAACTAACATTAGCAGCGGGGCCAGTGTAGGCACCGTAACAAGTATTGCTATGACACCTGGCGATGGTATTCAGGTCACTGGTTCTCCGGTGACAACCTCAGGAACAATCAATGTGGTGAACACCGGCGTGACTCGATTAAGTGCTGGTACAGGAATCTTCCTAAGCGGAAGTAATGGTAACGTCACGGTTTCATCTACAGTGGTTAGTAACCCAGGGACAGTCACAAGCGTCGGACTCACCAGTACTACTCTGACTGTGACACCTACTCCGATATCAACCAACGGCACTCTGGCAGTCAATCTGTCTAATAACGTACCGGTTACTGGAATGCTGACATTGAGTGGGTCAGAGGATCTGGCCAATCTTGCTGCGGCTAATCTGTTAGTCACTGCGAGTTACTTCACGACAGCAGCGGCAGAAACGGCAACTCTGGCAGCAGGGACCGCAGGGCAAATCAAAACATTCATGATGGCAGGCGACACAGGGGACATGGTAATCACTGTGACAAATCCTGCTTGGGGTGGCGCCGGAACAATAACGTTTAGTGCCGTAGGACAAGGGTGTACTCTCCAATACATAACCAGCAAATGGTTCTGTATAGGCAACAATGGTGCGGTATTCGCATAAAGGAAATAAAATGGCAACAAGTATAAAAATCACGGCACTGACCGACATTGCAGGTAATCTGGCATTTGACACGATTATCCCAGTAGTTAATATGACTGGTACTCCTGTAACGGAAAAGGCCAATCTACAAATAGTAGGTAATCTGTTTCTATCTGGAGCCGGAGGCGCGAACTTCGTGGCTGCTGCCCGTGCTACAACTGCTGGCACTGTCACCACTGCTGCTCAAGCAAATATCACCTCAGTAGGAACTCTTACTTCTCTGAGTGTAAGCGGAGAAGCCACTGCGAATAGTATTGCAGTTACGAACGGTGCAGCAAATCCTACAGCGGCAACCGATACCACCATTGCGTTCAAACTGCCAATCACAATCAATGGCAACACGTATTACGTGGCACTGACAGCGACCGTTTAGGCGTAAAAAAGCCCCGACTTGCGGGGCTTTCCTTTGGTTACGCCGGTAACATGGCGTCTGTGAATTTTGCCAGACACATTGCTGACACATCGAGAAAAGGCCATTCAAGAAAGAACGGACATCCACCTTCCCATTTGTTGAGTTTTCTGAACTTGGCAAATGCTTCCACATCCGCCTTGTTGAGTGCGTCAAACCGACGGCGTTGTTTCGCCACCGAGTCTAATGTGGACAGCACGTAACTCATACTGCGGGAGTTTCCGTCTTGACGGTTTTCTTTGCGCGAGCCTTGATTGCATCAAGAGTCGGCTTTGCGTCAGTCTTGACGACCTTAGCCTTGACTACCTTGACCTTCGGGGTCTTGACAGTTTTCACAGCCTTGACCTTCGGGGTCTTAGGAGTGCGAGTTTCAACTGCCTCGTCCAGTGTTGCCTGATCTTCCGCAGATTGAAAATCCGCATGCGTTTTCAGATACGCAATTGCCTCAAGACGAGACATCGGGTTCGGCAGTTCCACCAGATCAATGCGAGTTGCATTGACCTTCACGAATTGCTTGATCCGACGAACCAGATTCACCGTGAAGCGAACCTTGTTAGTGAAAGTCCCGTGTGACGTAATGCCTGCGACGGTGATTGCTTGATTAGGTTTAGCCATTTTGTTTCCTTTGTAGCTAGTTAATGAAATGCTTTTCAGCACGTACTATTATAACACAGGGCTGAATTAAAGTCAACACCCAGTGTTACCAAAGTCAGAATTCAATTCGGACAGTGTTCTTTTTTGCGTTGCCGTTCTTCGTCAGATCCTTTGTAAAGGTTCCGCCGAGTTCCGTAGCCACTTCCTCCATCATCGGAGAGACATGGAAACCAAACTCGTCGTCGCGCACCGTGGGATCGAGTTTCTTTGTGATGCGCGAAATGTCGCGGGCAAGGGTCGTGCGGTAAATTGTATTTTCACCGAGGCTCTTGCGGTACGCCACCAACGCCTTAAGCAGGCCTTTATATTCAGACATGTTTGACATGATATTCCTTTAAAACTTAATTTTAGCACATTTGACAATGATAGTCAAGTGCCAGTGTTCCCAATTAGACAACCAATGACGCCGCTGACGAAATTAGTTGGTCACCGTACATTGCCTTGAGCATTTGGAAGGCGTTGTAAGGATTGTCGGCTTGGATTTCAACGCGGATGAAGGCGCCGGGCACGGTTCGGACAAGAGCCCAATATTTGTTCATTTGATTCCTTTAAGGGTGAATTTGGAGAGTACTGAATTTGCCAGGGAGAATTCTTCCTCGCAGGCATCAGATGAGTAATCATCGGTGTAATCCGATTCCTGGAGCGACATTTCAAGTCGTGCTTGCCGAATCAGTTCGAGGGCATACTGAATGTCGTCCTCGGATACGTGTTCGTACCAGTCACGGATTGTTTCTGGACTGGCGCACATCAGAAAATCAAGATTCTTTTTGTCGTGTGGATTCATTTTTCCCATCCTTTTTCCAGGGCAAGTCGTTTGATGTTTTCAGGAATCTCTCCGACCCAAGTAGCCTTGATCAGATTGTACCGTTCCTGAAGAGGAAGAGCCTCGATGCGACGATCCTCTGCGCGTTGTGCCAGCATGGCGGCCGGACGACGAGTAGAGAGATACACATCTCGGCGCTGGCGTTTGTTCATAGCGTCCTCGTCAGCAACATGGTTGCGGCAACGAATACCAAGAGCGCCCATGCGAGTCGCTCACCACAGCCCTCAAGGCTGAATAACCATTTGAGAAAGTTTTTCATTTATTCATTTTCCTTTATATAGTAGCACTTATACCAACCAACGTCAATATAAATACAATATGTTTAACACTTCCAAATATACATCTATTTACTATTCTATAATAAATAATGCTCAATCACGCAACACAACAGGTTATGTTGAGAGACACCATATCATTCCGCGTTGTTTGGGCGGAACTAATGACACAATGAACATCGTCAGACTTACCGCTAGGGAGCATTTTATTTGTCATTTATTGCTTATTCGGATGGTTAGAAACGATGTTAAAAGTAAGATGGTTTATGCGGCTTGGCAACAAGGTCGTTCAGCAAAGATAAGAGGTGCCCGGATTACCAGCAGAACGTACGCCAAACTGAGAACCCAACTGTCCGAAACCTACACTGGTCGCAAGCGCAAAGCCTTTAGCGAGGAGTGGAGAGCCAATATGAGTAAGGCACATACCGGAAAGAAAGTTCCCGTTTCTGACAAGTTGCTTAGTCATCTGACCAAGATTACCGAAGAGCGCCGTGATCAACACGGGGCTGCTAACCCGTTTTATGGAAAAACTCATTCCGCCGAATACGGTGTGATAGTCGCCGCACGGAACGTTGCCGTTTTCGCCGGCGTCCCTAAGATGCGAGTATCTTGTATTCATTGTAGGAAAGAGGTTTCTCATAATATGATTAATCGGTATCACGGTGATAACTGTAAATCACTTCGTAAGTAAATAGGGCTTATTCCACGCACCAATATTCACATCAATGTACCACCCGATATCAAAGTAATCCGATTGGATATCGCTGTTGTCGTGATTGCCCGTGTTCATCACAGACATCACAGCAGACAGAAAAGCCAGAGCCTTGCCGTCGAAGTGATCGCGGTAGTGATACGGGTTCACATCAATGGAGCCGACAGCAGGGCGATATGCGCCATAACGATCAGCACCGGGAGCAACAGCACAGACCTTATTCAGGTTGCCGATAAAGTCGATTGGGCCCGACTTGATGTTCAACACCAAAGTGGAGTGATTGCGAACAGCAAGAGAGCCCTTGACGCCGTACTTTTTCAGCACTGCCTTGATAGCAGGGGCCAATTCAGATTTGCGGTCTTGAGACATATACGCCATGTTTTACTCCGTTTGTTGATTCAATACAAGTATTATAACAGATTACTTATTTATTGTCAAATGTGTTAACCTTCGAGCGCCTACCGCTATTATGACTTTGGCGGTGCGCCTCTAAAATCTTCCTGAGTTTCTTCCTCGATTTTATCTGTTGTTTTTCATCAACTTCTGTAGAAGAATATTCTTCCAGCGCACTACCAGATGCAATCATATTAATTTGGAGTTGAATGAGGCCTATGCCAACCGCCGCTAACAATGCAGCACCAAATGCAACACCAAGTAGTATTTGAATCGGCCACATTCCGTCGAGTAAAACAAATGTGAACCAATATAGAAAGGCACTCATCAGTATTATCAACGCCCAGACAACACACATAAGAACTATTTTACCAGTTTTACCAAGTGACCCGTGGAGATGCAGACACAAGAAAAGAAAAATAGCATTATTCATGATTTTGGGCGTACCAATTTGATGCGCCAAAACATGCGCCAAACTCGGGCAGCAGCAGTACGATGCAGAGATTGGGTTCCCATAAGAAATTTCCCGTTTTCAAAGACGCAAAACGCCTTCGGCAGACGAGGGTCAATCCGAAGCAGTCGTTCAGAGATTCTCTGATAGGTGCCCTTCATCTTCATGAGAGCGCCCGGGCAATTAACCAGGCTACACACACCAGAAATGCGGTGAAGCCGAGCGGGTCAAATGTGATTCGCGCCTTAAATTGTTGGGCAGGCGTCAGACGACAAAATTCAACAAAAGTCTGCAGGGTGCCGATTACATATGCCAGAACCCACATAAGTGCCAGAACAGTAAGAAAGGTGATGAACATCAGGTTGCTTCTTCAATTTGTTTTTCAGTGATGCCGAGAGTTTCGGCAAATTCTTCGATGATCGCGCCCTTGAGGATTCGGTCAGTGCCCCACCATTCATCTTTGAGGGTGTCATTCTGCGAGTCAATGAATTCCTTCATCTTTTTGGCAAGGTCTTTTTTGGTCATATTAGAGAACTGCGCCTGCAGTTACCATGCTTTGAGCAGCGTTCGTGCCGATCTTGTAACGCTTACCAGCAGAAGTCAGCACCACGAACGGGTAAGCACGGGCGCGAGTGATGTAGCCGACAAAACTTACCACGCCGAGAGATTGCGAACGATACTTGGCAGTCGTGTTGAACGATGCACCAAGCACACGCTTGCCGGTCTTCGCCAGAGCCAGAGCCTTCAGATCGACCGGGGCAGTCACAGAAGTTCCTGCTGCGCCACGAACCACTCCAGTCAACTTGCCGGACATGGAGTCCGGGCTGAAACGAATCGTACCAAGAGAGAAGTCAACACCATGCTTTTTCGCCACAAGAGCAAAAGCAGCGGCGAGGTCAGCACGAATAGAGGCAACTTGGGGCTTGGTGAGTGCAGTCATGTTTTTCCTTGATTACTGAGTGAAAGATGTATTGTAGCAGATTTGGGAATTTATGTCAAATCCGGACGATTCTTATGTTTTGGGCGCCGTTTGAACTTGAGTTTGGAATCAACCACCTTCGGCTTGAATGGCGTATCTTCTTGGAACAGGACACGGTGAGCCCGATGTTTGGGCTGTGTGAGCGTAAACGAGAGAATTTGCGTTTTCATGTGAGTATTATAGCAGATTCTCTATTTATTGTCAAATTATGGTTTGGGCGTGAAAGTACCGGTGCAGGCGTCAATTCCCGTCAAGTGCGGGTGCTTTTGGAAGAGCAAAGTGACTGAGGCATTGAACGATTCTGTCGGGCCGTTTTCTGTAATTGAGTTATGGAACAATGGTACTCGTTCAATTCTCACTGGTACAGGTGAGCAAACACACATATCAGTTGCCCACATGTGCCAGCCGAAAGCCGGGTCAATATGGTGAATGGAATCAGTGGTGAGCGCCACTGCGATTTCATCAAGGGAAGTAGCCGTGTCGGACCTTGGATGATCATACCTGTTCACTCGGTCTATGACCATGCCATGATGAGCCTGGTTGTTCATACCTGCGAAACCGATCAGAGTGTTTCGGGCTTCCTCATCAGGCATATCAAATAGAGCCGAAAGAGCATGCCCGCTGCCACTCGGGATATACAGATCCTGATGACAGAATAGAACCCACTTGTTTGTGGCTTTCGCCATTCCTTGTGCAAATGCCTCTGCTGCACTGTTGGCACCATATATAGGAATGATTTCCGCGTCAACTTCGGCGAGTCCATGGGAACGCTTGAGGTTGATGTTGTATATTGTGGCGTTGTTAACCGGAACGATCACACTGAACTTTTTCTTATTCACTTGGAACACTGGTGACTTATGTGCCTGAACCCAAATCTGGAAACTGAACAGATTTCTCTCTGAGGTGCTACGTGGAATATTCAGATGTTTTGCGGCTTCAATCAGTGCGTTAGTAAACGCCGCCTTATCTGCTCCATCCCCTATTCCCACATAACGTGTACCAAGGATAGTAGGTAGCCAGCCCGAGTCCAAAAACAACTTGATAGTTGATGCGATTGACATGAAGCGCACATGCGTGGTATCAAGCAGTCCGTATTCATCATATGATAGATCACCAAGTAGCATCCGTTCTATGATGCCGATGTTAGTCATAATTGGCATACAGCAGAATGCCTGGGCATCCGGTGATGTAACTTCATGAACGAACTTCATGGCCGTTAGTGGATCGTTCAGGTGTTCCAGAACATCACCCATGACAACGGTATCGTAGTTAGATCCAGGTAGGTGTTCCGGTTTAGGGTTATTCAAATCCACCAGAGCAATGTAATCAAGAATCTTTGCTGCATCAGACAGCGCCCGTGGGTTGTAATCAACACCGGTCCATACTGCATCAGGGTGAGATTGTTTGAATGTGGAACCTAAAAGACCAGTGGCACATCCAAGTTCAAGAACATTCTTGGATGCATGAGGTACTAAGTTTAGCAATTCGTGGTTGATGTTGATGTATTGCTTGAATGACATCATTCACCTACGAGCATAAATTTTATTTGGTTTACTTGTTTCGTGCGGAATGAGCGCCATTCCTTGAGGTCAACATCAAACACTGCGATGCTGGTAGTCGATACTTTGCGTTCCTTCTTATCCTCGGTCACAGGTTCCGGTGGCAGCATCTTAGGATTCAGAGTACATTTCATCGTTCGTTCAGTGCCATCTACCTTGTTAAAAGATATTTGCACAACGTTAGTACGAAGAACACTTTTGATCCATGTGGCGAAGATTTCCCAGTCTGCGTCTGACCAATCAGGTCGAGGGTTCGGCCCTGCAGGCATAATGTCGCTCATTTGTTCCACTCTTTCTTTGCTTCGGCCCAGACTGCTCTGGGGTTCATCACGCACCACGCACTGATGATAAAGGGTGCCACCATAATCAGCAGCACCTTTTTGTACCAGGTTAGTTTCATTTTTCTTTCCAAGGTGTGAAGAATGCCTTTTCCTTGGCTTCATCTGTCCAAGCCATTGTGTAGGCATTATCTTCATCACAAATCACAAGTGCTTCTTCCTTAGTAACTACCCGATGAGACACAATCTGTTCTCCGAGGTGCTCTTGGCTGAACTCATGTGCTTCTTCCATTGAAACTGTATCAAGTGCCCACTTTGCCTTACCTTTAGGAACTTCAACCACATAACGCTCACGGAAAGTACTGACGCACTCTACAAGGACCCACTCTGTGGGCTGCTTGACCTGCTTGGTGAGGGAGAAACTGCCATCCTTGTTGTCAGTCCAAGTAAGTACATCACCTTCAGTCCAACCAACATTGGTCATCATGTTCTCAGGGAACTCAATGAACATTTCACCGTCTTTGTCCTCTTGAACGTCGATCACATATGACTCAGAGTTGCTGACAACTTCTGCTACGGTGGTGTCTACCAGTGTAGGTGCTTTTATCTCTGGCACCTTCTTCACTGTAGGTTTAGTCGCTGGCTTTACGGCAGGCATTGCCGGTACCTTCTTCGGAGCAGACTTTGCTGGCACCTTCTTGACTGCGGGCTTCGCTGGCACAACTGGCACAACGGGAACTTCTTTACTATCGGGCTTCTTACTCATGTTTTTTCCTTATTAATTGACTATCATTCTGAAAAGACCAACGCTGTCTATAGTCACCAACAGCAGATAATTTGCTACCATACCAAAAGATCGACGGCTATACGCACACCAACCAAACATACAACACTGAAGCATAAAAATGGGATACAGTATAATAAGAGGCGGATGCGGTACAGTGAGCGCCATAGTAACCGAGCATCCGATAGAAAGAGCCCAAGCCGCAATTTCAACGACAAAACGAAAAGGGTGAGTCTTATAGTCATCGGAGATCCATGTTCCTATTTTCGAAAAAAGATCATTCAATTTGGTACCAATACAATTCTATTACAGTTACACGCAGGATCAAGCGCGTTAATATACTTATATCCGAATGGTGGTGCCGGTAAAATTGTGGGCTGAACGTAAGTAGGTTCAACCACTACTGGCCGAGTGGATTCAATGGTAAGGATTGTTCCGAGGATGATCGCAGGAAGAATCCAACCATCATTGACACGCCACACTGCTTGTGGGTGAGGTTGCACATGCCTATTATGATTGTTGAACCGATAATCAGGGCGGTGAGGACCACACCCAATCTTATGGTCTACCCCACGCCTGCAATCAGGATTGGCAAGAGCCGGAGCACTTACCGCAGCAACCAGTGCCAGAGTCAGTAGTAGTTTTTTCATGTTGTAGTCCTTTAATAACTTCTCGGAGGGCATCACAAATCATTTCATTGAATGTGATATCACGTTCATGGGCCATCTTCGCCAGTGCAAGGAAGTCTTCATCAGACAACTCAATCGGCACTTGGATCCGTTTGTCAAACTTCTCACCATTCATAATAGCCTTTGCCTTTTCCAAAAAGTCTTCCTCAGTTTCAAGATCGATCCAGTTCACATCGTCCCAGGCATTGTCTTTATCAACGGCGCGCGAACCTGCTTCATCAAACATTGCTTGCTTGGTTTCTGGATTCAGCCAACGATATGGTCGACTGCCCGTATCTTTTATTTCGATTGTGGCTTCGTAGATTTCTTGATCAGTGGTGTTGAAGATTACACTGACATGTCCAAACGCCGTATCGTAATCCAGATATCGTGCCGTTGGGTAGCATTTCCATTGATATTCACTGCCGTCAGTGATGCGATGATCAAGGGCTTCGTTTACCGCTTTCAGTTTCATTTATGATTTCCTTCAAAGTTACAAGTTCGGGTGTCTCCTCTGATGAATCAATTTCCTCTTCTGGAACTTTGACCCACCACAGAATCGCTACAATAGCAACTATTATAGCACAAACTCTATAAAAAAGAAAGTATTTTGGAGAAATCATTACCTAAACGTATTTAGCGATGGGTTGTACCCGCGAATATATTCAAGTTCTCTTGTATGGGCAGCGGCTTTGCCACGGACGATTTCAAGTAATCCGAAGGTGAACGCTTCCGATCCGTATTCGCGGATGTTCTTGCATAGTCCCCAGTCCTTATCCTCAGCCGTGGCGCGTTGTACATGCTTCTGTATTCTCCGACGGAGTGCCACTTTGACAGCGTAGTTCAGCACAGCAAGCCCGACATACTGCTCACCAGTGAGGGTGTTGGTAATGACATATATGGCATGATTTCGGTCATTGCGGCGTTGGCGTTCTGTGATTGTTTCGGACATGTAGTATTTATGCCCGGAACCACCTATTTAGGTTTAGCAAATTCCAGAGCCTTTTTCAATACCTGTTCTTGTCGGTCATACGCATCCATTTCCCACGGAAGTGCTTGGTGTTGCTGGTACGTCAGGTTGTCATCAACTCTGTATTGTTGGCCACGCCAGAAGATCACTCCTGTTTGTGCCCTGAGAAGACCAACATGGACCTGATTTACATGGATCAACTCATGAACCAATGGACCCGGTAGTTCAGTCACATTCAACTGAAAGTTGATCCGGATTCTATTCTTGAATCGGTGTTCAATCGAAGTATTGCCATACACTGAATCACCGAGGTTTGCAAACTGAATTACGATTTCCTTGGGAAGATCAATGACGTTCGCCACAGCAATCGTCAACTTCGTGCAGACTATCTCTCTGGCTGAGTAGTAATCGTCACTCAGGTAACTGAATCGGACCGACGGTGTATTCATAGTTTGTGGTCAACTCATTTTCCCTGAAGATTGCAGCACCATTCTTCAAATGGAACCTACGCGCCATTGGCGTCTTGGGGCTAAGGGTGACGAACCTGGTGACCGTTGGATAGTGTTCGCGGATCCAGGATACTGCGCTGACGAGCAACTCAGCGCCCTTGCCTGGGCGATAACTCCAAATGGTGTAGAAGATCGCAGTAGTGGGAAACTCTGATGTGTTATCAAGATCCGATACCTTTTCGGGAATGGAATCATGAAAACTGACGCACACCATGGCATCAGGAGAGGTGTCATTCTCACTCAGCACCAAAACTATTCGCCCATTGCTCACTCTATAATCAGGCGAGATTTCCGGACGAACCGGATCATCCTTGACAAAGGATAAAAATGTGTTTGTGGTGTCTCGGACGTAGTGTATCATATCCGTATTTATCTATTAGGTGTGAATGTTGTATTACGGGCGCGTGACAGTCGTTTATTGTGGTTCAGTCCAGTACTTATCGCACTCAGGGCATCTGAATTCATACCAATATGAATCGTCTGACTTGCTCCAGTTTCCAGTGTCACTATGACCAGTTTTAACTGCATCCGTATGCGGACAGTTATCCTGTAGTTTGACTAATTCTTCATGCCAATGCTTCTGGTGTTTTCGTATCGTGTCGTATCGTCGTTTAATCTTCATCAATTCATCCCTCCCTCTTCGGTATAAATGTAATAGCGGCCCTCTTTGTGATTCCAATGTCGATTGTCGTAGAAGGTTGCTGACACCTCATAGCCGAACAAACCTAAATCTATCGTTACACCGGCATGATCTGTTCTGTACGACACACGAAAATTAATCTCGACAAGTGTGCGTGAATTCCTACAAACTTCAAATTCCCATGTCTTGTGTTTGGTGATGACACCAAACCGATTGAATAGGTTTTTGAAGTTTTCTTTATACCACGGGTTCGTCAGGCTGATGTGTAGGTTGATCATTTTCTTCTCGCAATGTGGCCTCAAGTAATCGGATCATCTGACGAACTGCGGCGTCGTTCAACGACAATTCCAAAGTAACGAAACCGGAAGTTAACTTTACTATAGTTCGGTTGTCCGAAGTTACTCCGACTGTGTAATGACTATTCGCAACTTCCTTCGTCACCGGTGTTGGTGCAACAGGAACTATATAGTTCGGTCGTGAGAACCACATGTTATTCCCCTGTGCTTGCCAATAAAATACGAGCCAGGCGTTTCACTGACTTCGGTGAGAGCCTGAGCGTCATTTGTAGTGTTCCTGCTTGGAGCCGCAGTAGAGTATGATCATCCTCAGTTACAGCAACAAAGTATCCTTCATCAGGTGCTTCATACGCATGAATGACCTGATGTGGTTGTTCTTGTGGTTGTTCAATGTGTTCCATTACATGTTCATTTGGTGACATTGGTGTCTCATCATGTGTCATTGGTTGTTCCATTACATGTTCATTTGGTGTCTCATCATGTGTCATTGGTTGTTCAATGTGTTCCATTAAATTTTCATTTGGTGTCTCATCATGTGTCATTAATGTCTCGTTCTGTATTTCTAGTTCTGCTAATTGCACGAACCAGTCTGGATTAGAAAGCGACGGTACATGTTCTACTTTCGGTTCTTCCTGAGGTTCTACTTTCGGTTCTACTTTCGGTTCTTCCTGAGGTTCTACCTTTTCATGTTCGTCTGTTTTTACAAACCATGTTGGAGGAGTCGGTACTTCTTCTGTTGTTTCAAACCATTGCACCGGTGGTACAAAGGGTTTCTTATTTTGTTCGGGCTTCTTTTTAAAAAATGCGCGCCATGTTGCCATAAAATTTCTTTCTAAAAAATTGGATTTCATCCAATGATACCAGGTTAAGCCTTACCTGGTAGAGTCAGATAACCGAGATAGTTCTTCAATCCTTCTTCGGTGATATCCGGTGGCAATGAATGAACTCGATATCCGTCGTCAAAGAGTGTCTTGGCATACACTTTGTTGTAAAAGAAAGCCGCAACGACTCCTGCAAGGCCGTATGTCAACAGACCGGCAATCAGCAAACCAAACCCCCATATCCAATCTTGTCGGAACAGCGCGGGCCATCCACCAAAACATAATACTGTCCATGAAAATCCGATCGGAGCCTTCTTCACTTCTACTCCGTTTGTCAATAATACCGTTGTGTATGCCATTTTATTTCCTTTGTTATGGTATGTTTATTTAATCTGCGCGAATGTAATGCTATAGTTTCGGTCCACACTCAATGTGAACTGTTCGGTCACTTGGGGTGCCACCAAAAGCCGTG